GTTTTTGAAATGACTTTTGCGTATTGTTCGATTGAAGGATCTGCGAAACTTTTAGCAGGTTTCTTGTCTTCTTCAATTTGAACTTCCTCATTTAAACTGTCTGTAGCTTTTACTGGAGTCTTGAAATATGATTCTTTCAATGTTTCCAATTTGGAAGTAAATTCTTCCTCATCGGTAAACTCCACACTTTCTGCAAGTGTTTTCAGTTTCTCTACTTGAGTTTGTGTTAGGCCTTCACATACTGCATGTATAGCCTCAATTTTTTTAGATTCTTTTAATTCTTTGTGAACATTCATAGAATACTTGATCTGTTCATTTAGAGCTTCTTCAAGTTCTTCTACTTTGTTGGTCAATTCACCAACGATATCAACCTTGTCTTCTGGAATATCGATGTAGTGTTCTGCAAATAGATCGCGTAGACCTTGCATAAAATCTTCAACGATTTCTGCGCGTAGACCTTGTTCAACAGCAAGTTGATTTTCCTTGAACCATTCTTCTGCCATATAGTTGATGTAATCATCCAACTTAGAAGCTAGTTCTTCTTTGATTTCTTCAACTGCAACTTCGAATTCTTCAAAGATAGCTTCTTCGGCTTCTGCCATCATTTCTTCAGCGCGTGTAATAACTGCGGCTTCAAAAATTGTAGATGCTTTCTGAACAAATTCTTCTGAAAGATTTTCACCAGCAACTAGTGCTTCAATGTCTTCTTTCATTTTTTTCTTAGCAGTTTCTTTCTTGAACATTTTTTTGAACAAAGCTTTGTCTTGCTTTTCATCTTCGTGACCTTCTTCTTTTTCTTTTTCTTCGGCCACTATTTCTTCGTCAGAATCAATATCTGGTAAAGGTGCGTGTGTCACTGACTCTGGAACATATGGAGCAACTGCACCTGGATTAGTTTGGAACATTTGTGTTGACAATCTAGCTTTGATACGGTCACGAATAGCAGAATAGTCTGTAGCTGGCGCCTGAGTTGGTGCCAAATCGCCACGACCTTTAGATTGCTGGTCTTTATCAGCATCTAGGTGATGTGCTCCTTCAGCACCAACAGGTGGTTTTGCACCTGGAGGAGTTGCTGTAGGTGTACCTTTTGTGTAATCTGGATTTTGGTCACCATCTTTTTCTGGAGAGTCACCAACTTTTCCAGCATCTTTTGTTCCATAAGCAACATCAGTAGTTAGCTTGTCTTGGCCAACTTGACCGCGCTTATGTTGATCTTGTCCTCTCATGCCCATCTTGTTAGCAACATTGGAAGCAAACATTGATTTTGCATCTTCACTTAAAATTGCTTTAGCGGCATCTGTCAGATTTAATTTTCCCATTTTGAGAATCTCCTTGGTTTTATATTGGATATTTATAATTAAAGTTTTTTGATGAATGTTTCAAATATTTTAAGACTTACTGCTTCAATTTCTTTACGAGTAGCTTTACGAATTTGTTGTTTAGCTTGTTCGTTATGAACTTCAGTCCATACTCCATTTACAATCATCCATTCTTTGTTTTCCATAATACCCTGAACGAAAGCTCCGGGCGCAGACGGATCTGCTACAATATCTGCCGCTGTGGCTAGATGAAAATCATCTTGAACAATATTGATACCATTAACATTTTTAAGTGAACCCATGCCTCTAGAAGAAACACCTATTTGTGCGCCTCCTTCAAGTAGATTCTTAACAATGGTACCCATTGGTGTGTCAAGAATTTTTGCTTTGCCTATCCAATCATTACCTTCTTGACGCAGAGAAACAGTCAAATGTGAAACTCTGTCTAGATTGATTGTTGGTGTATCTGGATGACCCAGCTCACCAAAGGCACGATTTTTATTAATGTAATTCTCAGTATATCTGGATACTTCTTTTTGCATCGTTTCTCTCAGATATTTTCTTCCATTCTTGTTCACCAGTTCTGATTGAAGAAATGGACCTTCGATGAAAAGACTTTTCTTTCCATCCTTTTCTTCTGAAATACAACTGATGGTTTCTGTGACTTCTGTAATTAATTTCATGGAGTAACTCCATATGGTGGATAATTGAATGCAGCAGGATCATTGAACTGACCACGCTGATAGTGTGCATTGTCTTTACGCAATTCTAAAATAATGGTATAAGAATCATTTGCAGCTTGACCGCGAGTTATCAATGCAATATCTCCGTTATTGTTTGCTGTCACTGTAGGATTTTGAATTGTGATCCAACTTCCGCCAGCATCATATTCACCATTGCCATGTAAGAATACAATAGGAACACCATCAATAGGATTTCCAGAAGTATTTGCCCAATACAATTGAACATCACCTTCACCTGTGTCTGTAATATACCAAATTCTATTGATGGTCAAACCGTAATATGGTTTTGCTGTGTTGCTTACGCTCAGAGCCGATCTCAAAGGAACATTGTTTGCATCTAATGCTCCATAAAGAGTGTTTGCGGCTATTCTAGCGTTATTGCTTTCTTGACCCGTCCCATCAAAATCTCCTGTTAATTTAATAACAGCAGCTTGTGTGTCGTCTTTTAGTACCTGATAAGTGAATTTATTTGCCATTTTTTATCCTATTATTGAGGTGATGTTTCAGGCTCATTATTTTCCACATCATTTTCTGTATCGTCTTCAGCTTCAACAGTTTCTGGATTTACAATTAAATTTTGTGCAACAACTGCTTTGTGATTTTCAATGTGCTGCATAACTCTATTTTGTAATTCAGCATAGAATGCATCACGCATACCTACAGCGTCATCGTTTTCAATATGATTTATAATAGCTCTAGTAACATCACTCATAATTTTCTCCAAATAAATTTATTTATAGAATTCGTTTTAGTTTAGTGAACATTGTGTTTTCTAAACTAAGATCAGCTGTTGTTGTTTTTGATTTAGGTTTTGAACCACCATTTTTGTTTGGCACCGGTTGTGTATCTTGTTGTATCTCTGCCTGTTGTGCCATTTGTTGTGTCTGTACATCACCCATCATTTGTTGTTGTGCAACGGCATTGGTAATTTCAGTTGGTAAACCTAAACCTTCTTGTTTTTCTTTATTGATTTCTTCTGTCATTTCTGCAATGTCATCATCATTCATACGAAGTACATTGCGCTGAATCCATGCTTGTGAGAAATAACGACCTGTATAAGCATCAATTGATGCCAACAATCCAAGTCTTTCTTTCATTAACTCTGCTTCTTTTAATTCAGAAAAATTATTATCTTTAATGAAATCATAATAGATGTTTTCTTTGAACATGTCCCATTCTTCTGCTGTGCAAATTCCTTTTAGTACACATTGCACTCTTAAAGCCTGGTCAAAAACATCAGAGAAACGATTACGCATACGGTCGACAAATTTAGAAAACTTCAATTCATCTCTTGTGACTTCTGCAACTCTACCAATAGAAAAGCCTTCATTTGGTTCTAATCTAGAAATTGGTACATTCAAAGACTTGTACAATTTCTTTTCGAAATATTTAACATCTTCCAATTCACCTAAGTTCTGACCACCGGGCAGTGTGGTAATTTCTGTGCCCTTACCACCTTCACGGCGAGGTAACCAGAAGTCTTCCATCATTGAAAGAAACTTACGATCATCACGAACTTCACCTGTCTGTGCATCATAGACAAGTTTGTTCTTATACTTGATCATGATATCACGAAGATACTGTTCCGCTTTGAGCTTAGGTAAATTACCAACATCAATGTAAAAGATACGGCGTTCAGGTGCTCTTGAAATTCGGTATATAACCGTTGCATCCTCTATCATACGAAGTTGATTTAGAGGCTTAATTGCTTTATGTAGATAACTCAGAACGACCGCACGGCGAGAATCCATTAAACCAGATACAACAGAAATAACAGAGTCAGTTGTAATTCTTATGCCAACAGGACCATAATTGGAAGAACTGCCAGTAACTATCTTATCGTTATAGATGTAATATTCATTAATCACATCCATAGTTTCTACACCAGTTGTTTCATCCTTGCGTTTTTTAATTTCACGAACTTTTCTCAGTTTTCTTGGATCTATATAACGCAATTCTTTAATACCTTCTTGAGGATTGCCTTTGTCAATAATAATGTGATAAAACATTCTTCCGTCAATATAATATCTACGGAAAATATCTTGTGACATATTGTTGTAATTCAACAATTTAAGTACAGTATTAAATTCTGCCTTAATTGCCTTTTTGATTTTGTCTGGTTGATTTAAATTATCCAGAACTATATCAATAGTTTTACCATCATCATCTTGGCAAATAGCTTCATTAACTATGTCATCTATTGCAGATTCAATTTCTGGCTGCATAGCCATTTCACGATATCTAGAAATTAGTTCTACCTCATTTTTTGCAGTACCATCTAGATCAACATAAGTTCCATAATAAGCAGCAGATGTAATAGTTAATGCGCCATCGTCCGCAGCCGGCGGCGCAAAAGACTGTTGAACAGCTTGCTCCAATTCTTGTTTATCACGGGATATCGTGAAACCAAAAAGTGAAAATTTATTTAAGTTAGCCATATTTTTTTAAAGTTAATTACAAAATCATAATGGGGGAAAATTCCCCCATATTCATCAAGTAGTTGTCTCTGCTTCCCACCATTGGTAAGCAAAGGTGATTGCATATTCTTCAATCGTATCATTTGAACCCCAGTCCAAATCGATTGGAGAAACATCTAATGGAAACATACCAACAAATCTGTAAGTTTTCAATTCTTCTCCAGTTTTACCGAATTGAGTTACCCGAGCGTCAACTGAATAACCATTTACATTTCTAGCCGCAGGACTACGAAGATTGCTTGAGTGTCCGTTGATTGCGTTCAACCATGTTTCCATGGAGTTACGAATCAAGAAGTCTTCATCGTTGATAACGGTAATTGTCCAATCAGGAAAACTTCTGTTACCTGCAACCTTTAGTTCACGACCAAAATAAAAAACTGGAACATTACCAACAGTAGAACCAGGTAGTTGTGCAGCTTTAGCCATAAAGGTTGTCTTCTGAGAAGCTGCAATTCCATTCTGAGCTATTGAAGGAAATGTTAATGATACAGAGAACAGATTAGGACGGGCTCCGTCCCCAATCATGTTTGCTCTAAATTCTGCTACATTGAATGCCATTGTTTTCTCCTGTTATCGTTTTATTTATTACGCTGCACCAACGATTGTGTTGAAGTCAACACCAGTTGCAACAGCAACAAAATTCAATTGAATATAGTTGATTGAACGAGCAGGCTTAATGTAGATATCACCAACAAATTGATTACCATCAATAACTTGTGGTGTGTTATTTGTGGTATCACAAACAACTTTGAAATCTACAATACCACGGCGTCCTTGTACATCACGCAAGAATGGAGTAATTAATGATACAAACTGAGCGCGAGTAAATTCATCATTCAATTCAAACAATGAGAATTGAGCAGCTTGAGAAATTGCTTTCTCCAATGTGATAAACAATCTACGCACATTAATACGATCAAATGCAGATGGTTTAGATTGTAGTGTTTTATCTCCAAACAGTACTGTTCCTTGACCAGGGAAAGATACAACTGGATTTACGCCAGCCGCATACAATGTATCACGGAAAGTTTTGCTAGGATTCCATGCCAATTTAATTGAATTTTTAATTGCACCACGGCTCAATCCAGCAGGAGAGAACCAAGGATCACGAATAGAATCTGTAAAGACACACAATCCAGCAATGTCTGCATTTAGTGGTACCCAACGATAGACATTGTTGTATTTGTCAAACTGGTATTTCCATCCAGAGTCTGCAACGACATATGAAGATGATCTACCCAAACTTGTCAACCAAGATTGAATGTTTGTGGTTTCACTTCCTGCTTGATTAACAACATCAGAATATCTAGGTGAAACAAAAGCCACGCAATCTTTACGAGAATTTGCAATGTTATCTATAACATATTGTTGTGTTGCAACAGAAGAATCACCAGTCAAGACAAGAGAAATGTCTGTTGAATCTTTATTTGAGAATAAATCAAATCCACTTTGTACATTAGCCGCAGAAGGAGAACTGTCAGCTCCTCCAGATAATGACAATGTAATGTTTGTGGCAGGTGTTGCAAATGATGTATTGGCAGCAGTTTGATCCCAAGTTGTATTTGTAGATGCGTAATCAACAGGACTTGTTGCAAAAACAAAACTTGATTGATCAAAAATTACTTGTTTGTAGTAATTAGACTGTCCGTTTACGGCTGCATCAGAAGCTTTGGATACGAATGAGAAAGTTTCCAAAACTGATCCAGCAGATCCAGAAATTTCACCTGTGTCATCAATGACAATAATATGCATTTCGTCATTTGTACCACCAACGGAACTTGCGAAATCGGATGTTCCTGGTGCAGAAGGGAAATATGATTTGTATGTCCAAGTTGAATATGTTGCAGAATTTGCACATACTGAAACTTTAATTGCGTTTCCTAATGCACCTGGATATCTTGCAACAAATCCACCATATGTGTCTGCGTTGTTTGTGTTTAGATATGCTGCTTGGAATATATCTTCGTTTTTAATTAGAACTGCTGTATTTGCGGATGCATTCATAGCAGCTGATCCAACAGCGCGAACTAGGCTTAAATTGTTTCCGTAAGCCAAAAAGTTTGCAGCAGTAAAGAAAGACACTGCTGAGGTTGTATCTGGTTTGCCGAAAGTTTTTACCAAATTGATTTCGTTGTCGATTAACTTTATCTTATCTGCTGGACCCCATTTAAATGTTCCAACAAATGCACCGGCGGTGGTAAGAACTGAAGGAATTACGGTTGTTAGATCAACTTCAGAAACTTGTACGCCTGGAGAGATTTGAAATGCCATTTTTTTCTCCTTGAATTATTATGTGTTCTTTTGGCAGTTAGTGTACCATAAAGAATATTTATGTAAGGTAGGTTTTATAATCTTTCTGTCATCTTCTTGATAAAACCTGAGTAAACATCTCCTCCGTTTGCAACTTCCCATATATCTCCGCCAGTTATTTCAAAATCATGTTGCAAACCGTCATCCATAATTGGAGCAGGAAGAACATCTTCTTCAATTTGATTCATTTTTTCCAATTGTATTTGCTTGCGTATGTCGTGGTTGACGATTTCTTTAAAGTATTG